AGCATCCATTTTGAATTGTTTGTCGAACTTCGTCATACTAAGGCCCCCTATATATACTTTTATTGTATCACTTTATGGAAAACCTCAGTTTGACTTGTCCTATTTATATGCTAGCACCACTCTCCTTGAAATACCCCCATTAGACCAATCATAAGACAAGCCACTACTCATGTCACCACTAAAGTAACCATTGATAGCATTGCTTGCAAAAAGGCCATGAGGATTGAATAAATTCATACTGTCATACTTTGCAGACGCTTCGTCAAGGTCTACAATTCGTGTTCCAATCCCTGTATTGTGAATGTCTTCACTGTGGATATAGGGGTCGAGATTTACAGGTCTAATGTCACCTGTATTTCTATCAAGTGTCTTTCCATGCCCGCCTTCGACACCTGCTTTCTTTCTCATACTAGAAATGCCCTGTAAAGCATTATATGTATTTAGATAATCAGAAAACATTTCCATAGCTTGCGTAAAGTAAGAAGGTGTTTCAACTGAGGGGATACTATTAATAGCATTGCGTGCAGAAATAAGTGCCGCCTCTTTATTGAGGTCAATTTCATTCATCTTTGTTTGATAATTAGCTTGCGCCTGTGAAGCGACACGTGATTCATCTGCACGAACACTTCGATTAATTAAGTTAGCTGTTCTGCCACCGCCTGCCATCTCTTCGTTGATAGCGGCCTTAACAGACGCTTCCTGTCTATGAGCGTTCATCCTGTATTTCGTCATTGCATCAATCTGAGCGGCGAAAGCGGCCCTACGCTGTGTTTCATAGTTTTGAAAGGTATAGTTCATAGACTGGAGCAATCCCCTTGCGGTCTGATTGTTGGCATCAATCTGTGCTTGTAACTCTTTTTTTCTAGCTTTTTGTTTAGAAATGGCAGATAAAGCGGCTATCCCCATCGCTACGGTACACATTCGCTATACCCCCTTTGTTCGCGTTGTATAAAGACAATCCCAATTCATCCCTACAATAGAGAGGGGAACTGGCATGTCTGATTCTACTGCAATCGTAACGGATTCATTCTTAGCATGAATAGGAACATCAAACTTTCCTGTTTCATTCTGCTTCTTCCCCAAGCGAGCCGAGGAAGTACCAAGAATCTTACTGGTCATCCGATACATATACTCTTTGCCCCCAAGGTAAGACACCCTGCAAGCCAAGAAACCTGTATGATCGTAATTGATATGGATGTTCTTGATTTGTGTCCTGCCTTCTGCATAGGAGCTAATATTTCCATTGTCATTCTTTTTAAGATAGAATGTGGTGAAGACAGCCTTAAACAAATAAGGTTCCCCAACTATCAATTTCTTTCCTGCAAAGTTACCATCAAGATAGATACAGCCTTCGTCATCTGCTTTCAGATTTTCGTGCAAGACACCATCATGAGTAACGGCACAAAGACGCTGTAATGGTGTAGTGTCTGTATAGGAATAAAGTGCCTTGAGGTTAAACTTTGTTCTTTCAGATACATCATCATAAACACCATTATCCATCACTTTCTTCTGGTCGAGATAGACACGGTAAACTTCGGTATCATCAAACTCTTTGATATTTACAGAGAAGTCCATTTGCTCCATGGTAATCTGTGTCCCTCTGCGTATAAGCAAGTACAAGTAACTACCAATGAATCCTGCACCATAAATCTCACCATCAAACACCCATTTAGACCATGAGGACTGAATACGTTCTTCATTAGCAAATAGATACTTATAGAGGTAAATGGTGTCTGTCGCATTGTTTGTAAGACAGAAAAGCACATTTTCAGCTGTAGATGAAATAATATCATAAACACCTGCTTCAATGTAGTTCGGGATGTGAGATGTAATGTCCTGTGCATTTTTCATCTGTGAAATATCCTGAACCGTATAGTATTCCCGTATCGTAGAGAAATCCCCATGTTCAGAAGGAAAATATAAGTTCTTCCCTGCTACCTTTGGTTGACAGTCAGGAGAACTATTGAATTGCGTAATTTCTGTTGGGGACGCTGTTTTCGGTGTCAAGGTGGAATCAGCACGGATAATAAATTGTGTGTCATTCGAGAAAGCGTAAAGGTCTTCGGAAAAGACAACACAATAATTAATCAGGTTTGCTTTTGTAGATGTAATCGGGACATCAATCCCATCTGTGTCTAACAGGTCATTGGCTGTTGTCATCCACCAATTAAAGTATTCCCCTGATTCAGACATGATGATATTTTCACGAGAAGCAACACCTAAGCGATTGCGATAAAAGAAGATACTGGACAAGGTATGATTTACAAAAGATGGAGCAGGGTTACTATCATCATCACCAACTTTTCGTTCATCCCAATCAAGAGCCTTAAAGGTGAAAGTGTCATCTGCATTATGGATGATGGCATGAGGCATGGTTGTCTTATCAAACTCAATATTGATATTTGGACAAGCACATTCTTCCCATACATTACTGTCTTTGGAATACTTTACGTAATAACTACCTTCACTTGCCCCATTCGGGTCGCCTTTTACTTTGACACAATAGTTATCAGGAGCCGTAGCAGGAAGCAAGCTGAAACGCTGAATCGACTTTTTGAAGTTAATAAGAGCCTGATGATTGAACCCGTCGGTTGTCTGTACAAGACCACCACCCAAAATACGAATCCAATTATCTTGATGTTCTGTAGACACCCCATTCTTATTTAGCTGTTCATTGATGCGGTCTGCGATATAGTTGGTGTCTATCTGCTTCGTCTGTTCAGCGGCATCCCCATTCGGACTAGTCCATGTGCATTTAGACACACCATCAATCCAAACCTGATAGGTACGACCATACTGCCCTTGACGAACATAAAGCATACTGCCTTGATTACTAAAGTAGTCTGGTGACTTCTTGCTGGACAACTTCACTGTTTTTGTATTGTTCAATACAAAAGTGTAATCAGCTACCGTCATAACTCGTAAGTTATCACGAGGAGTGTTGGTAGCTAAATAAGCTCCATCTTCAATCTTTACAGTCTTTTCGTTTCCCTTCATGTCATAAATCTTGACAGTGTTATTTGCAAAGACAACCATGTATTTCTGTTGCTTATCCCTGTCAATGAAATGAACAAGAGGTTTACTTCCTTTAGTAAGGTTCAATCCTGTGAGTGTTTTTAGATGGACTGTAGGGATACGTTTCTGTAACCCTGAAACCTCTGTCGAGAAACCGTTAATCTGCTCTTCAAGCTGTTCAGGGAACCGTAATAGTGGTGGTTGCTGGGACACACCCTGTACAAAGTTTTTGATACTCTGTGAGTAAAGCATGGTGTCTTATCTCCTTTCCAATGCACTCTGCATCCCTGTGGTCTGAAACATGTTGGAACCTGTGTCTATACAATACTGTACAATATCCGCATAAGCTCTTGATTCTTCAATACGTAATTCCTGTGATACATTTTCGTCACCAAGATAACGTTCCTGAAAGAAAATAGCCGCTTCTGCTGTGATGAATGTTTTGAACTCATCAGGCAAGTCCTCAAAATCAACAGCTTCAATGATTGTAAGTTGCACATCTTCATTGAAGGTGTCTGTTTTTTCTGTAAGGTTATATAGAAAATCCCCACGTTTTACATAAACTGCACCATTAGTCGCTGTAATCTTTATCCATGAGGGATTATATCTAATCTTTTTGCTGTTGGTGTCTGGCATAACAGTTACATTGGTCAAGGTGTTAAACTGCCAACCTTGACGCTGAATATTTCGAGATACCATATCAAGTAGACTTCGTGCATTATCAACATCAATAGATTCATTCTCTGTCAGACTATTAACAGGAGCTTCCCCAATGCTTGAAAGAATCAGATTGATTGCGTCTAACTCTGTAGATACAAATAGCATCTTTTCACTCCCTTTAAAAAGAATAAAAAGGGGAGCGTTACACTCCCCTAAACATTACCTACTAAGCAGGATTGCTAATAACACCCATGAATGTGGATTCAGGACGAAGACCACCAATACCAATAGCATACTTAGCAATAAGCTGGTCTGCCTGATATTCAGCACGACGAGCTGTTTCAAAGCTAATGTCTTTCAAAGACAAGACACCAACAGAAGATTTGTGACAAATCAGAAGCGGGGACTTGCTGGCATATGTAGACGGGAAGGCATGACCATCACCCTGAATGGTATTAGTCGGGTCATCACCACCCTGTGTGAGGTGCGGACATTCGATAATCTGGAAACCATCCATGCTGATAATATTGGAATTAGTCAGCGTAGCGGCGGCACCATAATTGCTGTTCAAGAAGTCGAGATTCGTTGCCAGTGCGGCGTGAATTTCAGGAGTAACAAAGCAATAACGATCACCCTGCGGAACATAATTCTTCGCCATTTTCGCCTTTACTTCAAGCAGGATGTCACGGACTGCGATACCCGTTTCTTTGTTAATGCCAAGTGTGGAACCCGTTGCGAGTTTCTTTTCAACGACGCCACCTTTACCAAGGCCGGCGACGTTTTCAGTGTTGTTCAACGCTTCCTTAGCTACCTCTGCGAGAATAGAGGCATCCATGGAGATTGCCAGTGCTTCGCCAAGCTGTGTAGCATACGGAGAGCGAAAATCATAATGTGCGATAAATTCATCAAGGTCAAATACCAAGCAGTCAGTTGTCAACAGACCATCAATAACAATGGTACGTTCACCCTGCTGAATATTTTCGCGAAGGTCGTCAAGACTCTTACCACTTTTCAGGTAATGTGCTTTAGTACGACCAAATACGGGGAACTGTGCAGATTTACCACTCTGAATAGTACGTTTGATAAATTTACCATTCGTTACGGAAGCACGTGCAAATGCCGTGAGAGTTTCACCACTAAATACTTTAAGGGCAAGGGCAAGTTTGTCGGCATCTGTGGTTGCCTTTGTACCAATCGCCATAGGAGTTGCAATTTTAATATCTGCCATAATTAATATCATCCACCTTTCAAAATAGAAAATTATATAGAAAAAGACACCCAACTATGGAGTGTCTTAATCATCAAGAATTGTATTGGCTATTACAATTTACTAGAACAATTTAGAATATTTTACTTTTCGATACACTTCACGTGTAAACTTTGCATCTTTCTGATACCGAGGGTCAGACATATCTTTAATCATTTCATCCGTCGATTCATAACCACTGCGGTCTACAGACGGAGCGGCATTGCCGACGATGGAAGGACGCTGAGTACCATACTGTTTCACCATCTGACCTTTAATACCTTCAAGGGTCATGCGAATCTGCATGAGATTTTCACTATCCAACGTGGCATTGAAGGCATTAATGACATCCTGATTCTGGGAAGACACAAATTGCTGAATACGTGCAAATTCTTCCTGCCCACCTGCCAATGCGTATACATCATTGACAAAGCGAGTGGAAGCGGCTTCCCAACCTGCAAGCATCCCGTCAACAACGGCTTTCGGATAACCTGCTTTTTCAAGGGTTTCGTAAGACTGTTGACTGAGTCCACCATTATTCATATATTCATTTTCAAGCCCTGCAAAGTCAACACCCTTACTTACTAAATCTTTTTCAACGCTATCAAGAGCATTGTGGGCTGTAGTCAACTGCTGTTCGGAAGTCTGTTCCCCTTTCGGAGCTTCTTCCTGTGTGTCTGTCTGTGTTTCGGTATTCTGTGTATCCGTTGCCTGATTATCTTCATTGGCAACATCATCTAATACATTGTCCACACTCTCTGCTGTGTCTTTAACAGAAATCTGTGCATTAGCAGAGGTGGACACGGTAACATTATCAACCGCCTGTTCGGACTGGGTGTTTGTCTGCTGAGTGTCAACTACTTTGTTTTCGTTTTCATCCATTATTTATCAATCTCCTTATTGTTGATTATTATTATTATTCATCATTCCTTGTGCAATAGGTGACGCCATCTGCTGTGCCATCTGCGCTTGCATCATCTGAGCCTGCATGGCCTGATATTCCTCATCACTCATGACGAGGGAATCCGCATCAAGCCCAAGTGCTGTACCAATCTGAGAAAGAACATTGCCTGTCTTCAAACGCTGTTGGAAGTCGGGGAGTACAGAACATGTCTGTAAGAACTGTTCAATCTTTGTCAGATCGTGTCCACGGCCTAATGCTTCCATGCCTGTTACAATGTGTGTCTGTACACCATCACTGCCCTGTGGAATGTCAGGGAGCGCACCTTGCGCCATGAGCTGTGCCATAAGACACTGAACAAGTGGTAATTGTAATTCCAAAGACAACAAAGAATAAATGTTGCCTACGCTATCCTCAAGCTCATTAGCCACATATCTAATCTCTTCGGCTGTGACGCGTTCGGCATTACGCTGTACGGAGCTGTTCAGCAGGAAAGCAAACGACAAGTTACTCTGTAATTCCTGCTTATGCTGATAGGCTACCTGCAAATCACTTACCTTGTTCAACTGGAAAGCTGTAATGTCACCCTCTTTTCCTTTGAAGAAATCACCACTCTGTGCATCTTTCAATTTATCAACACGGAGTTGGGAAGAAGGATTCACAAGGAATAAAGCAAAAGCAGATAATGTAGCCATTTCTGCAATAGATTTACTGATAGAGTTAAGGGACTTCAAATCACCATAGTATTCATCAACATAAGAACGACCATAAGACTCCCCATCCATCTTACGGAGTCGCAAGGGAATCCAAGGAACCTTATCCCTAGGAAATTCCTGTTCGCTACCTTTGATAATCTGTCCTTCAATCTCTTGATACATTTCAAATGTTTCACCATCTGCAAGATATACATGAGTGTAAAGCTCAACATTCTTGTCTGGCGAAACGTCTGTACCTTCTACGCAAGACTGTGCTTCGGGTGGCAAGGCGGCATAACTAATACTGTCTTTAGCAATCAGTTCAATCCAATTACCTGTGCCATCACGCACCACAACATAGTTATTCAGCCGATATAATTTGATACCGCCTGTCTGAGGTGGAAGATACAGCAAGCAGTTACCTGCCACGATGAGCTGTAAGACACCCTCACTAATAGTGATACGACAACGATTAGTTTCCATGTAGTCCATAAGCTGTCGTTCAATAGCACCCATGAGCTTGTCAATCTTTGTCATTGCTGAGGTGTCACCCTGCTGTGCTACCTGCTGTTTTGCCATGTCCCCAAGTTCCAATTTAAAGAAAGGTTCATTAGGAGGAAAGAGAGCAAGCATAATTTTCGCCGCAAGGTTATTGACACCACGAGCCCCTATACTCTGATATGGTGTTTCATACTCTGTGGTAGATGTAGCATTTTCATCAGGGAACAACATAGGGATTGTTATTTTAGCGTTCTTTACCGCTCTGTCTACATACACCTTTCTATCGGACACCAATTTATCATAACGAGATTTAGCGGTATCTGTCCGATAAAATGTATTGGTGTCTACACCTGTACTCATACATTAATACCAGAACCGCCACCACTAGAACCAGCAGAGGAAGAAACAAACAACGAATTTTTACCACGCTTCTTCTTCTGATTCTGAATAGCGGCATCATATTCAGCCTGTTCAGCCGCCGTAGGTGCAGGGGCCGCACTAGGGGGGATAATAATTTGCTGGGAACCCCCAAATGCTGAACGATAACCACCAAAAAGACCACCTGTAAGGGCTCCTACTGTATGCTTCACGGCACCTGTGACGCCATGCCATGCCTTAGATACAGTGTGTCCTAACCAACCACCACTAGACATTAAAGACCACTCCTTCCTGTATAATCACTTGTAGAGCCTACCCCACCTGTAGAATCACCTTTTACATACAAGCTAGACAGACCACGTTTATTTCTTTTCTTTTGCGAGTAGGTTGTATCACTTCCCATTACGGGTGCATCTGGTGTCTGTGCTGATGTACTCGGCACTAAATCAGAAGCCTTTACAGTCGGACTATAATTATCAGCCGCACTATATGTATGGCTCCCTGCACCTGTAATACTTGAAATAATTTTCATGGGGAGTGACAACAAACTACCTAGCCAACCACCACTAGACATTTTCAATCCTTCCTTTCTGCGAGATTATGAAGAACGGAAATAATTTCTGTACACCCCTGCATGTAACCCATACGAATATCATTGTTGTCTACATCTGCATTAATGAAGAAATCAGGCGTATAAATGGCCTTGAGATAATCAACAACATCACGAGGAACAAAAGGTAATTCATCATGCATAATCATCTAATCCATCTCCTTCAAATAGGATTCCCCAAAGACAACAAACCCATGTTTCTTGTACATATTCCGTACAATCGGTGTGTCTTGAACCATACTACTGCCAGAGCAAATCATGACACATTCATTGTCACGCGCAATGTCTTCCAAAAGTTGTACTGCAAAACGTCCAAAGCCATTAGGTTTTGTGCCTATGGAAACCACCAAATCTTCCACCAATACAGGGCCGTCAATCCACCAAAGCTCAACCACATTACAAGCTAAGACACCTGCATATTTTCCCTGTTCATCTGCAAAGACAGCCAGTGTGCCAAGCTTATGCATTTTCCACATCTGCTGTGCTAAATACTGAATGGACTTTCTGTGTCTGAACAAAGGTGTTGGATTCTTGTCGGCTTTATGTGTAATGGCCGTTACAATAATTTCCATATCATCAAGTGTTACATCCTCTACGAGTGTAAATTTTGGGGTGTCCATAATTTTACCTTTCCTTTCTCATAATCACCATCTTGTAATATATGTGCCACACGAGCCTGTAAGAGTGCATCATCTTCTGTAAGATTAGCTTTCTTGAAACAATCAACTACAGCTTCCCATGTGGGACTATCAGCTAAAATACGTTCTGCTCTCACCTTGCCAATTTTCGGACAACCTGTGTAGTTATCCGCTGTATCCCCTACAAGAGTCTGATAGAGCAGTTTATAATCTGCTTCTTCCTTTGTCACCTCTACCAAGGTGTCTGTCAGGAAGTTATAAATCTTTGTCGGTATCGTCTGCATATCTTTATCAGCAGAGATAATAATGTTGTTCCCTTTGTACTTCCCTGTCGCCATCAGACCGATAACATCATCGGCCTCTAGGGTGTCTAATTGTGCAGACACCCAATTTTCACTAACCCATTGTTTGAGTGCATGATAGGCAACAGGCTTTCTTTTTCCAACACGATTCAACTTGTATGTGGGCAACAGCTTCTTTCTAAAGTTGTTGTCATCATCAGAAAAAGCATAGACAACACGCACATTTCCTGAATAGTGGTCTAGCTCTAAAGCTCTCTGAATCCAATCGTCCATATGGTCTTGCAAGTACGCAAGTGCTTCATTGAAATCTACATGAAGTGTCCAAATGTCGTTACCCCAATCAATTTCACATTCACAAGAGGAACAAGCACGGTAGACAGCCATGTCAGCATCCACAAGTATTGTGATAGGTTTCTTCATCGACTTATACATCTTCGTCTTCCTCTGCGTCTGTAACAGGAACATAAAGGCCACAACGACATGTACTGTATTTACGCATGTACTTACAAGGACAAATGGTATCTTTCGTCTTGCTAGGCTGGCAAGGACAATAACCATCATTCAGGGCTAGACGGCCACGAATAGTATCATAGACAGTATGGTTACGTGTCACTTGCATATGGCGTTCTTTGAGGAACTTGCTGTTATCCCCATAAATAGTATACATCGCTGTCATTAGACCACCCCTAACTCTTTAACCTTCGGAAGATGTTCAATCCAATCACAAATAACTTTCCATTCAGGTAATCTGTGTGTCTTTCGCTGTGCATAGATTGTTTTTAATTGTAAATAATTCAATGTCATACGAGCGGTGAGTAACAGACCGCTAGGATAACTGTACATCATCCGTAACCAATTTTCTTCACTAGGATTCTGGTTGTATTCTCGAACAATATTGAGAAACAAATCAATTATTTTACGATCTGTGTAAGGAATGAATTGTACATCCATCTTTGCCAGCATATGCATAGCGGACATAGAAGACACAAAGTGCATGAAATTATAACGCTGTGCTTCGGGCCATGCCTGTTTTGTAAGTGTCAAATCAAACTGGACAATAATACCTTTCAGATAGCAGTCATGCCCACTCCCTGCCATGGCTTTCCCTAGACGCATAGCCCGCTTCATATCCCCTTCTGAGAGATGACAGTTTGTTAAATTACAAGGATTAATCCTTTTCGCCATGGGATAGCCAGAGGCGATAATAGATTCTTCAAGTCCATATACACATGTATTGTCAATTACTTTATAGTCATGCTTTTTCATATTTATTGTGCCGCCTTTCATTCTTAGACAATTCCTTTTTCATCTCTGCGGACTGTGGATATGTGACATGTCCACACGAACATGTAATTTCCTCTACATTTTTAGCACACCCTGTAACTAAAGTGCGCCCACATTTTTTACAACGGATTCTTTTAGCGTACATATAACTCCCCCTGATAGTAATAATAATAATAATAACAGTGTGAAAATCACCAGCCCTGCTTTTTACAAAAATCAACGATCATCTGGGTACGTTTCAGCATTTCTTCCGTATTGTCTTCTGCTTCCTTCTGTGTGTCGAAGACGTTACCCATAGCATACATAACAGAGTCCTGAATGAAATCTTTACTAAGTCCACGAGTCGTGAAATGAACTACCCCATCTTTTAATATATAGTGGCACGGCTCCATAAAAGCAGGTTTTCGATGTTCAGCCAGCTTTTCCTTCAAACGACAAAGAGCAAGACCCATTCCAAGACGAAAGTCCCATGTATCTTTAGGGGACTTCTGTGCTTTTGCTTCTGTGTCACCCTGCCGTACAGTGATTGTACCGTTTTCTTTATCTACATAGCATGACACATTTTCGGTATTAAGACCTAAATATGTAGCCACCTTGAGTGTTGTTGGTGGAAGCTTTCTAAAATAGTGTTTAGATTCCACAAGGGGGTGAATGTCTTCCATAGAATACTCCACACCTGATTCAAAAAAGTACATCCAAAAACACCCTGTATCCCTATCTACAACTTTTATAGAATTATCGTGACTATCCTTTTTAATTACTTCTGCGCCCTTCGGAAAATGAACGGAGTGTGGCCCTGTAACACTAACAAGCATACCTACTTTTACATCTTCAAATTTCATTGTGTGTGCTCCTTTTCTTAATGACAATCAAACCAATTATGTCCAATGATACCCTCTGTATCTAATTGAACATGAAAATGAAAATATTCTTGTGTGTCCCTCATTGCTTGCTGTGCTTCTTCGCATACAATCTTTGCAATTTCCTCTGTTCGACACGCAATCTGCTGTTCATCATGAATCCATGCCATCAAGGCAAAATCGCCATTCCATCCATGTCTTAATCCTCTCGCCAATAATCGCTCCTCTGTTGTGACAATCCACTTCTTGCATATCAAAGCACCTGCTGATTGTAAGAGCAGATTTAAGGCACTGTGAGGACTTCTTACATGTAGTTTGCGTCTGTCAAGACCATAGAGAAAATGACGTTTCCATGTGACTTTAGGTTTTCCATGTGTACTTTTAAAATCAATAGGATAGACAAGCGCATTTTCTACAGCCTGTCTGAGCTTCGCAATAGCAGGAATAGCCTTATTGAATTTCTTCTTAATCTGCTTCCCCTGCCCTGCTGTACCCCCTATGATTTTTCCAATCTTTGCGTCACCTGCACCATACAAATAAGCGTAGATAAACGTCTTCGCCTGATTACGTGTTGGTAATCCTGCGGCTTTCTGATTCATGGTATGTATATCACCATTTAAAATCGTATGGGCATATTGGCCCCCATCATACTTATACATGAAGTGGGCAAGACAACGGAGTTCAAGACCACAAGCGTCTATCCCTGCTTGCCACCATCCGTCAGGTACTCTAAAGAGTTCCCTACATTCCTTGCCATACGGACTGCCGACATGGGGTACTTGTGCGACGTTCGGTCTGGAATGAGTAGCACGACCACTAACAGCCCCATTAGGGATAACAGAACCATGAATATTACCGTCCTTTCCAATCATAGACAACCAAGCATTATTACCATCTGCGAGTTGTCCTAGACGCTTTTTTAGCATTAAGGATTCCTCAAGGATAGACACAACAACCTTCACTTCATCAGGAGCCTGTGGGTCTTCCTTCATAAATGACATGCTTTCATCATCAATCTTCAATCGACATTGTGAAAAATCAATATCATCTGCATCCGTGTCTTCAACATCATAACAATCAATGTTCGCTGGAGAATAGCCATAATGTGTACGTAACAACCATTCAATCTGTTGTCTACTATTCGGATTAAAGTCTTTATACTTCTGGACGGGAACTCCTGCTTTATAGCCAAGACGCTTGTTGTCTCTTTTTGGTACGAAAATCTTATCAGGTACACGAGGTACAATCTGGATCAACTTTGCTGTCAAGACACCTGCTCTGGCACGTAAGGTAGCTTCTAGTTCTTTTGCTTTTTCAAGGTCAAAGGGAAACCCATTTTTTTCTTGCTTAGACATCAACCATGCGACTTCATGTTCAAGCTTTATGGCCTTTGGTGCATAATCGTATGAAGCAAGCTTTTCATAGAGCTTCACCGTTACAACTACGTCCTGCTTATTGTAAGCAAGCATTTCAGGATTGTAACAAGCCCATGCATCTTCTTCCTCTCCATATGTACCTTTTAGTTCTCCTAAACGATACCCCCAAGCTTTTAGGCTATGGGATTTATAAAGCTTCGAGGGTAGCTGTTTCTTTCGGATAAGTCCTGCGTCCATGTCTTCGATATGAGAATAGATGAGTCGCGACAAAACAAGGGTATCTACTACATCCTTATGCATGTCGTGTGTAATCTCAAACCACGGAAAAAGTTTTGCCAAGGTGGGAAGGTCATAATTAATAACATTGTGTCCACAAAGACACACCCCTCTTTTCCATGCATCATATAACTCATGGACACCTTGCTCTGCATGTACATCATCATACTGCTTCATTTCCTGAGTGTCTGTATCATAGACACTCAAGCAAAAAAGCTTTGTAACGTCGGCATATAAGCCGTTCGTTTCAATATCAAAGACTAACATAGAACCATCCTTTCTATCGTAACTTTTCTAAATCTTCTGCCTCTGTATCAAGATTAAAAGCTTCATTACGGAGCTTATTCGCAAGCTCTCTCTTTTTATTAGCAAGCAAACTAATTTTCTTCTGTCGCTGTTCTTGTACCTTAATGCTCCACTGGTACAGCTTGCGCCACAAGGCATCATAGAATTTAATCAGCCACATCAAGCCACCCCCTTATTTCTTCAAATGATGATAGAAGCGTTTTCCTGCTTCCTTCTGTCTTGCTTCGGAGAAGTTACTAATGCGTTTCAGATACCCAATAACACGAGTACCATAATCTACATCAGTGCTCCCACATTTCACACAATGATTTTCTGTGTCTGTATTGATATAGCCACAATCATTGCAAATCGTACACAAGACATTCGTTGTCCAATACTGCACACCATATTTAGAGCAAAGCTTATACAAATGGACAAACTGTTCTGTACTCAACAGCTGTTCAAGATTCAGGTGTAAAGCCGAACCACCATCAAGGTACTGAACAGTATCCTTTGAATACAGTTTGAGCTTATCAAGCACGTTCACCTTCGTGTCTTCTACAGGGTAGAAATAACTGTTATAACAATCCCGCGGCACATAAAGACCTTCTTCCTTGTCCCATTTAGCATTTTTAACGCCGAGATTTTCGGCAGGGACAAACTCAGTGTTAAAGCGGACTCCATACTCAGACAGAGCGGCCTTATTAGACATCGTAAAGAAAGACAGCAAAGATTGTAAGTAATCAGGATATTCCTTGTCTATCACTACACCCTTCTTGTCTCTCAGGTACTCAAAGTATTCCAAAACACCATTGACACCGAGGGTCAAGAACTGCTTATCAATGTCCATAAAGCCCTGTGTGTAAGCAGGGAGCAAACCTGCATCAATGTAACCTTTCAGCACTTCACGATGAGCCAACAGGTACTTATGCACTCTGTCCATTACTTCATCTAGCTTGACACCACACTGCCCAATACGGTTGATGTTCAGGCTAATGACACGAGCAGAACCCGTAATGACACCACCTGCACCCAACGTGTAACTGAATGTGTTGTCTGCCAATTCATTGCGCAAGCGGCAACAAGACGCAAGACTATCTACCTTATCAGACATATAGACAAAGAAGGAAAGACCCTGTGCCTGTTCATTTGCCAGTGCATACATAAATTCATTATCCTTGAAACCGCCTTTTCCATCGGTCAAGAGTGCGGCGGTAACTACAGGGAACGTCAACAATTCTTTTTCTCGTTCTTGTCTGAACCATCGCAAGAAGTACACCTGCAAACGATAGGTGCTTTCAATGTCTACCTGTGTGCCGTCTGGGTAGTAGAAACCACCAAACATCTCTTTCAGATAATCATGATCAAACACACTAATATTCCAAAATACTGACTGGTCACCTCGTGCGCTGGCAGGCTGATTCAGTGCGTAGACAACACCCTGAAATTCCTGAGCGACTTCTTCAAAATGTTCGTCAAGGTAATCTTTGCCCCACTGTTTCCGTGCAAAGTAGTCAAACATATGAAGAAACTCAACAGTAGCAATAGCCCCACTGAAATTACTTGCAATCTGATATACAAGATTGACAAAGGAACCACAAAAACTCTGCAAGTTCTTCGGTGCTTTAGACACACCGCCTAAGCACTTTGTACCTTCCAACAAGAAGGGATACAAAGTGATACTGGCACAATAAGGCTTTAAAGATGTTTCATCATGCGTATAGATATAATGATTTGCAAGGTCATCTTCATAAGCCTTTGCCATGTCTTCACCAAACATCTGCGTCAACTTGTCTTTAACCAACTTACGGTTAATCTGAATGGTGTCAGGCTTGAATAATTCTGCTTCCAAGCCCGCAATTGTCTTCTGCGTAACATTGCTATTCGCATCTACTTTAGAAGCCGTTGCGGCATTAGAAGACACCATATAATCATGAATGTATTTAATCTTTTCTTTTAAATCAACATTAGGTAACATTTTCCACCCTCTTCCAAAATTTGTGTGTCTCATCCAAGAAGCACGGACGAACATCAACTAAATTATCTTGTGCATCAAGACGATAGGTTGTCGTGATTCGATAGAACCTCTGGTTTGTCCGTGTGCTTTCAAGACCACCCAATGTATCAACGTAATGGCCTGTCTTTAACCATGTACAATGACCTTCCAAAGCAATCATCTTGTCACGTTCTTCATCCTCACTCCCACTGTAAATCCCTACAGGAGCAATATCAGACAAAGCAGATAAGAGAGAAATCAATGATTCTGATGAGATATGTTTGTTATTTGTACCGCCCATTACAACGATGGCATTTGCCCCCGCATCAATAGCATCCTGCGCTTCTTCTAAAATATCAAGAAGGGATGTTAAGGGAACATCTTCTTCCTGTAATTCTGGGCTGTGACAACCCACGCAATGTTGCTTACAGGCTCCTAATTCAATAACATAGGCCATTTTATCAGGTAGTTCATTGAATGTAATATCTGTATTCACAACAGGGTACTTTAAAACTCTTGACATGTTTCATCTTCCTCTCCTAGTAATCTGTGTCTGTCCTTATCCCAATGGAGATACCCTGCAAGTCCTGTTGAACCTGCAAAGCGATTCTTTAAGACACGAATTTTAATTAAGTTTCTTTCGGCCTCATCTTCTGCCTGTTGATTGCGTTCAAGGGCGATAACCTCATCGGGTAACTGCTTCAATGTGCCACTCCCTCGCAAGTCATCAAGTGAGATAATGCCACCTTCTTCAAAGGCTTTTTCACCACTTGTCTTTTTCAAATGGGATATAACTATCATCCCAACACCTGTTTCCTCTACAAGTGACCTTAACTGTGTCATCAATTTATCAATGGTCTTTCGCTCATCTCCACCCTCATCCATACCTGACACGGCAATAGATATATGGTCAAAGATGATAAAATCACACTGCTCCGCCACGGCTAAATAGCGGATACGTGACAACAAGTTACCACTCTCAATGGAACCAAAATGATCATAGAGGACAAAGCGTTTATCACTAAACAATTCTTCATATGCTGTCTTTAACTTTTCTTTGTCTACACTCCCCCATATAATAGACAGGGGCTTTTCAACATGAATAGACAACAATTCACGGAGTGTCTTTTTCGGGTTTTCTTCGAGAAAGACAAGACCAATTTTCAGCCCATCCTTCACTTTTAGTTTGTAGGCAATCTCTCGCGCCGCTGTAGACTTCCCAATGCCTGTACCAGCTGTAAGCATCACCAATTCCCCCTTACGGAGTCCTTTCGTGATACTTTTCAGCCCCTTGCACCAAGGGTAGTCATAACACTTAGCTTCTGTGTCATCACTGAAAAATTCATCTTCAATATCAGCGGCATTGATAATTCCATCGGGCCTATATTCCTTAGCGGTAAAGATAGCCTGAATAATTGCATCTCCCTTACCCGCCACAAGACACGCATTAGCATCCTTTTCTGGTAAGTCTGCAATCTTTAGTTTGTGTGGGGACAACATCCCCTGCACATCCTCAACGGCCTTCCGTCCCTGAGCGTCCATGTCAAACATGACAATGACCTCATCAAAGGACTCCAACCATTCGAGGTTTTCTTTAAAGGTACGTTTAGCCGACGTACAACCATGAGGCAAAGACACAACAGGCCACTTGTTGCCACCCATCTGTGATACGGTCAGACAATCAATCTCTCCCTCTGTAATGACAAGCTTCTTTCCACTATGGAAAAGGTTTTGTCCAAAGAAGCGGTAAGCAGAGGTTCCATTCAAATAAAACTTCTTGTCCTTTGTCCGTAACTTCTGGAAAAGTACAGAACCGTCCTTATCACAATACTCTGCGACTTGAACGGTTCCTAACTTTGTATGTGTTACATAGTAGTTGTACCTTTTGCACGTTTCAGCAGTAAGCCCCCTTGCACGGAGTGTCTTAAACTCCATGTCCTCATGAGGAATAATGGCATGTTTAGCCACATCTTCACCTTCTTTCGGAAACTCTGTATGATGACAACTGAAACAGTATGTGTGTCCATCATCATACAACGTAGCGGCATCATGGCTTCCGCAATAAGGACACGGAATATGCGCCTGTACAATTTCCGACATGGCTAGTCGTCCCCATAATGTACATCAAGAGCATATTTGTTCTTAATGTCCCTCATGGTCTTTCGCTGTGCATCGGACATGTCCTTTTCATTAGCACATCCGACCAACAGCACATAGACGGAATCTTTCACATGAGCGAGTCTATAGTCACCATAAGCAAGGAAGGGAATCCCTTCTTTCACTTCACCATTCGACATCACGATCAAATGATACCCGATATTGAACAGTCCTTCTCGTCGCTGTTCTACATAAATTTCCCGAACGGTCTTTACCTTCGGTTCAAATAAGACACGCACCATGTTAGTCTCCTCTCTTTCTTTGTACTTCAAATTCATGTTCTCACCCCTTTTTTAGGGATAAGACCTTTCATAGGCTTCTTAGACTCTCTAAACCATGCTTCTGGAATCTGTCTAGTGGAGTATTTAAATCCATTTTTATCCGCCCAATCTGCATAGGTTGTCTTACTGCCTTTATACAACTTCAATTTAGGGTTTTGGAAGACAAACCGAATATCCAAATCAGGATACTGGTTTTTAATTAGTAAATGCTTCTGTCTATCTGCCCTTTCAAAAATCCCTTTAGCTTCTATAATGATTCCATTTGGCAACACAAAGTCTGGAGTATACTTATGCTGTGTAGCAGGTTTTTCATAATTGATGTAGTACATCTCATACTTTTCCTGCTTCTTCAACTCTTGAATCTGTGCGCTAATGGTGTCTTCAAAATGACTTCTTTTTTTAGGTGGTCTGTATGTATACGCACCCCCATTACAAAAACTTCGTTTCAGGTCTTATCACCACACTTTAAAAATCTTCATCATCCGAACCATCCGTGAACGGTACATCTACGTCAGAACGTGTGTCTTCTTCATCCTCATCAATGACAGACGTAGAATCAAATGCCCCTTCATGTTTCTTGAAACCGAAAGAGCTTGCATCCTGCCCATTGCCATACGGAACGTACTTCAAGAGCTGAACCGCCTGCAAGCGGAAAGACACACCAAAATTTTTCGATGTATTGTAATACGGAAAGAGCTGATAGGCTACAGCAACAACACTACCATTCCCAATAGAACTCTTGATTTTTCGAGTGACAGAACGTTCAGCACCATCAAAGACAGGAACAACCTTGTCAATTTCTTTGCCAGCCTTCGTGACAATATGAGCGTTGGTAACAAATTTGATGCTTGCATCCCCGTTATCATCTTCACGATACGAACCCATATTAGGCTCTGCGGCAAACTTCTTATTCTTGAGGGTTTCTTTAAATTCTTCCCAAATCGTCTGTGCTTCCTGCATCAAGTTATTCATATCTTCAACAGATGGAACAAGCGTAATACTAAATTTGTTTGTGTCTGTGCCATTAAACGTTTCTGTGTCTGCTAAATGACACCACATTGCTTTCCCTGTAATTACACCATCATTCATGTTCATGTTTCATTTCTCCTTTTATAAAAACTTTGCACGAGTAATTAAAATCATGCCATCGGCATTTTCAAGTAATAAATCTGTGACGGCTGTCTTAATGCCATCATCAAGCTTCATGTGCTTTCTGCGAGCTTTTGCGGCGACGACGCCTAAAAGACACAATGTATCATTGTCATAAGAACCATCATGTAAAAAGTGCATGAGCTTATTTGCGTATGCAACATAAGGTTTATTCATGGTTTCCTTCATGTTCATTTCTCCTTTTTGTAGTGACCACTACAATTAAATACGTTCACCTTTCTTCGCTCTTTCGAGCCATTCCTCATAGGTATGAATCTTATCTAGATCACCCTTCATTCCTTTTTCTCCGCCTTTGTGTCCTGCACGGAGTCGGTATTTAAGGATATTTCCCTTGAGGAAGCCGATAAACTCATCATGACTAAAAAGTGACTGCATAACAAGAATAGGTTCTACAACAGCGTCACGATAATGTTTATCATGCATGGTGTCTTCCTGTGTGTCTTCATCCTCATTGATGGGGGTAACACGATGTTCATTAACTGTGAGTACTTCATCACTGCCACGGAATTGTACAGCATACACTAATTTATACATTGCTTTGTCGGTGTCAGGAATCTCCCATATGTCAACAACTACTGCATAACCGCTTTCGTGTGGTGGCATCGCTGACCAATTCGACATATCTACCCATACGGTATCATGTACTTTAATTTCTTTTGAGGTATTCATACTCATTAGTCCTTTCCTGTACTTCCAAAACCCTTATGTGTGCTGTCTTTAGTGAGCGAATCTACTTCTATTAATTCTGTGGGAACATTCTCAACCAGCATAAGCTGTGCAATACGTTCACCTTTATTGATTCTTACAACACTACTGCCGATGTTCTCAACAAGTAAAAACAATTCATCAACATAGTCACTATCAACAATCCCTGTGCCGTTGGCTAGTCTCAGTTTTGTTTTTAAACCTGTAGAAGAACGGACATAAACTTCTAAATGGTATCCTTCGGGAATCTCAAAAGCTACTCCCGTCGGCACCTTATATGCTTTATCTTGCCCTCTTTGAGGGTATAACGTCACTGTGTCATTTGCGAATACATCATAGCAAGCGGCGGACGCTGTAGCCTTATAAGGTGCTTTCGCATCTGGTGTGATACGTGTAAATTTTAAAGACACACTAGATTTAGTGTTTGTTGTCTTTCGTCGCTTACGTACTGTTGCTTCTGTCATGTTTTATGCTCCTTTCAAAAGCTGAATACTTGAAGACTTTCTTTCTTCACTATGTGGCACAATTAAAAAAGACACCACGGAAGACTTTCTTTCTTCACTATGTGGCACAATTAAATGTTTGTGTCTTATCCTGCGATAAAGAGAAAAAGACACACAAAAAGAGAAATATTAAAATTATTTATATTAATTATTAATTATCATCAATAATAAATAATAAAAGAACTATAAGTATCTTAAAGTACTTTTAAGTATATATAGTTACTTTAAGTATCTTATAGTTCTTTTCTCTTTCCTTCACTACGTGGCACAATTACAAATCATGTTATATTTATGCAAAGCAATACTTACTATTGACTACATCATCAAGATTTAAAGCACCCTTCGAGGGTATTTTAGGTATTTCTTTCCCTTCGGGTAACAGATATTCAACATCCTTTAACCATTCCTCTAAGTAATTGTGGTCTTTGTACATCTTGACTAATTCAGTACGAATAGCCTTGAATAAGTCCCCTGCATGTTCTATATCTGTACCAAAACTATCATGAATCATAAAGAAGTTATTATTTTCTTTTTCATCTTGATTCATTATTACTCTTTGCATGTGACATGCATCCATGCTGTGGATAAAGTTAGGTGCGATTGCTTGAGCTTGTCCCCTTGTGTCTATATCGGTGCTGTCTTGTGGTACATAGATACGAATGAAACCCCCGTTAAAACGCATACGGCATGTTTCCATGTTAGGTACAAATTTATTCTGCTGGATAGGTAAGCCATTGGGGCTTGTCCATGCTACAGCTTCCCCATTCTTGCCAATCATCCCTGCAATCTTTTTCAGCCATTCCATGCCCTCTACAGCCTTTACAACCGTGGTGGTTACAGCGTCCCAAATGAGTCCTGCCATGTAGTTTGCGGCTTGAGAGCGACTCAAGAAGATAGGGTTGTCTTTGTGTTCATCAATCCATGGCTTGATAATGTCTGACTTGAGGTTTTCAGAGAAACCATAAGTTCTCGAACCATACGCAAGAGTCATAACAGAACGCTTGCAAACTTTACGCTTGATACCGTCTGTACCAAACTTTTCATGTGCATAAGACAACCATTCTGTGGCTAGTTCTTTTGTGCCATACACAATGCACTTTTTACCCTTGCTGTCAAGTACGTATTCGCCACTTTTTTTGTCTTTTTTGTAGTCATCTGCCGTACCTGTGATAACGTCTTGATGTAAGACAACATTCACTTTATCTGCCACAACTTGATAAATGTCATGTACGGTTTCATCAGGGATAAGATTTACATTTCTCCCACCAACTTCATCCGCAAGAAGCATGGAGAAGTGCTGTAGACCTGAGCAGGTTCCATCAAAGCTAATCGGAAGACCCGACTTGAAGCCAATAGCAGAGCCGTTGTGTTCTGCCTGGTAGACACGGAGTCTTTCAAATTCAAAGCAGAAAGACAAGAAGCACATAGGACTTTCATCCCCTGCCACTTCATCCCACCATGTGTATGTAAGAGGGGAAGCGGCACTCTGTAAAATGTTATCTTCATTGTCCAGCACCCACTTGATACGTTCATCAAATGGGATTTTGTCAAGCCCTGCAAACCCTGCCCCTGCAATGTAGAACCATTTTAATGATTCTTCATTTGTCAAGGGGGTTGGCTCTGCAAAAAGAAGAAGTGCTTTCTGTGTGTCGTCACCTTGCGGATTCAAAGCTGGACTCATAGGGTAAATTCGTCCCCTATAATCGAGGTTCCATGGGAAATACACACGTTCGTATACACTATACTTTTTAGCACATCCTAACGTGGTATTTGTTCTAAGAACCTTGGATATCCTTGCCCTTTCATGCTTGTAGTACGCTGACAGGCGTTTTTTATGGGCTTCTAATTCTTCTGGTGTCGGGTCAATCAGACGGGGAATTTTTGGCGTTTCGTCTGTTCTGGGAAGACCCCCTAAACCGCCATGATTTTTCATGATAGACACCATTGTTTCAAGGATTCTTTCGTTGATGACAAAAGGTGTAGACTGTAGTGCATTTACGCACTTGAAAAGCCACGACAGATCAAGTTGTTCACATTTTTGCAGGTAGTGCTTCATGAACGTGTTTTTTTGATTAAAATTCGCACGGATGAAGTGTGCAAAGGGGGCATTAGCTCCGTAATAAGCCCCTTCCCATACCGTTTTCCACGCTTTTGGTGGAATAACGCAAGGGTTAAATTTATAGCTATTCAACGCCATAATATCAAGACTTTTAGCCCACGTTTGTACAAGCCAGTCATTCGCCTTTAGTAGCTTTTGATTCCCTTCTGCTTTATAGTCAAAGTAGCCGCTTCCTTTTATTACCGCTTCGAGGATAACAGTCATTAACTTATAAAGCCCTTCCTTATCCATAGTTTGTGGCGTGAAGTTCATAATTTTATATGCTTTTTGTGCGTATTGCACTTTAAATGTCATTTGCATACGATGTTTTAGCCCATCTTCAAAAAAGGCCCCATCTTGTCGTGTAGCTTGCTTTAAGTATTCGTAGCTAATGATTTCTTCCCTAAAAGAAGACACAAGTTCATGTAAGTTATTGTTAAAGTCTACATACGTATCATCAGAGTTATGTATGACAAACCCTATCAAAGTGTTTAGAGTAGAGGTTATGCATGTCTTAATAAGTGTGTCTTCGTCCCCTTCGTATAAGCTTTTAAGTTGGTTTACAACGCCTTGATATTTAGGCACTACGCCACGCTTTTTTTGAGGAAATAAAACGTTTTTAACGTTCGTGTAACAGTCTGAAAAGACATGTTCCATCAGTTTACTACCTACTTTCGTTTCCCCTGCTGTGCCTTTTAAAGCCGCTTGTTCATAGGTAGCACGCAATACTTTTTCTGCAAAGTCTTTTGATTCTTGTTCAAGCTTTAACTGTTCTTGCATCGTTCCCTTGATTTTTTCCATGGTATTACCTTCCTTTCTAGTAGGTGGAACAATTAATATTTCTTCAATACGTGGCACAATTAATGCCAAAAAGCAAACTAATGTTCGATAACTACGCTAAAAAATAAGTGTGTCCCCAAGTGTCCTTGAAGACACGTTATTTATTACTTGCTTTTCTTGATTGCCTGTTCAATGATTCTTGATTTTGTCTGTACAACCAAATTAGACTTACAGCAATTCAAACGATTGCCGTCTAAATATGTGATAGCGGCCCGACGTTCTTTAATATCATTGTGGTCAAGTTTAAGGACATCATAAGCAAGCCAGACACGCTTGCCCCCACTTTTACGACACGCATACGTTAAATAGGGCTTGCTTGATTCGACTGCAAAATACTTGTAGTTCCTCAAACGTTTATAATCATCATCATCAATGTGTGCAAAGTAACCCCGTGTAAGTTGTAATTCCTTCATGTCTTTCATCCTTTTAAGAGAACATAAGTTCTGTGCTTAGGGTATAAAATTGGCGTGTCCCTGCCGTGTTGGTAAAGACACGCCTAGATTAGAACAGTTGTTCGGTATTCTATTATTGTATCAAACATTCGTTCGTATTGCTAGTATTCATTCTTTCGTAAGACAACATTCAAGCCATCCAAATAATAATTATCAACTACCTTGAAATTTTTACCCATAACTCTTTCAACAACTTTTCTGGTTACTGGGGCGGCAACGTAATTCGTCCCATTAAATTCGTTTTCATCTACCCATTTGTCACGTTCCCTTTTCGTTGGGAAGGCATAGAAATCATAGGCGTTTCCACCCATACTTTCATAGGAAACATTAATTCCATAGCGACAATATTCAGCGTAATACATAAGCACTCTTCCTTTCCTTGCTACCTTGTAAGACTCTAATGGCCTTAATCAGACACACAAACTAGTTAAGTGTGCTTGTGTGTCTTGTTAAAGTCACAAGAGGTAGAAGCGGACTTTTTCGCCATCCATACACACAAAGAATTGATAATTAGTAACTTCATTCTGGAAGTCGTCTTCTTTCGTGACAAGCTGGCCACCAATAGCACACGCGGCTTCGTCTTTTTCATCCCATTCAGTACCCAATAAGAGTACACTTTTGCCCTGAATATGTGCTTGTAATGCTTCTAATGCTGTGATTTGTTTCATCATGGTTATTCCCCCTTATAAATGCTCAATATAATTAGCTAGGCAACACATACCAATAATAAAGGCTATATATACTAGACCGTCTATTTTATGCCAATAATATTTCATGGTTCTTTCTCCGTTTCTGCCAGTATCACAAGGGACTTTTTACGGCCCCTTGCTTTTTGTACTGGCCAATACAATTTCTATTTGTCACGCCCTGTTTTTATTAACATGGGTTCCATGCAGTCCCCACAAATAACGTGAGTACCTTCTTTACCCTTTACGGTTGCACCGCATTTCGGGCAGAAGTATGTAACCGTTTTCGGACGGGCTTTCTTGATTTTCTTCTTTGCTTCTCCTTTGAGAGCAAAGAGGGTATGACAAGGTATTAAGAGGGATTTTGGCATTGACTGAAAAGCCAGATCAAACGGCCCCCCTTCCTTGATGTAATGCGTCACGTGCTGGCCTGTTCTTTTTCCGTTGGGTGTACCGTCGGAAGATGTGATAAGCCCGACACGCTCCATTTTTTCCGCAAAGTCCTTGTTGTGGTAACAACGGCGCGGAGCGGAGCCGTCGTATTCCTGCCACAAGTGACACATTTCGTGTACAAGGGTGCTGTATACTTCCTTGTCTGTGCGCTTGCCATCTTTTAGGATGTAATCAGGATTGAGGGCGATTTCACCCCACTGTTCAACGCCTTTGTCATCCGTCCAAATCGAGGGCACGTAATAACCAAACGTATTACGTTCGCGGTTAAGGGTCAACATGACTTGTGGCAGGCTGTCTTTGAACAGTTTTTCGTTAAAGTAGTCAAATGCTTGCTGTAATGCGGTGTACTGCTTTTCTGTTGGTTTAACTAAAATTTTAGGTTCCATAAATATTTCTCCCTTCTAATACTTACTAAGGGTTACTAATGCCCTTATTCAAGACCACAAGACTGGCTTATGGCCTTTGATAAAGACACAAGCTAACGTGCTTTATTCGTCATCATCATCGTCATCCTCGACGTTTGGGCAATTTTCGAGGTGGAAGACAACGTCCATAACCTTGACGCCATCTTCTTCATAGAATTCAACGTCGGCTATAGATTCCCGAAACATTTCTGTGAAGAGGGCATAGACCATGGCGATTTCATTTGGTTCACTCATGTCAAGGCCAAAATCTTGAGGCCAGTAAACCTTATTGCCATTGGTGGTGCTTCTTCTACCGTCTTCAAATGCCTGAGCGGCACGGAGAGCTAATTTTATAGCGTTGTCAGTTAACATAATGTGATACCCCTTTCAGGTGACTTGATTTAAGGTTCTAGTGCCCTTAATCGTACCCCTCAGACCTGAGCGGCCTGAGAGGCACTGTTAAAGGTGCTAGGCTAGACGTTATTCGTCGTCATCTTCAAAAATTTCATCAAAATCATCGTCAAAAAAGGCGTCATCGTCAGCGTCAAGCATGTTTTGGAGTGTGTCGTCCCATACGCCGCCTTTAAAATCAAGTAAGTATTCCGCTATTTCATCCCTTGCGTCATCTAGTTCCCGTTCCCATTCATAGTCATTGCACGATTCAAGATTTTCGTATCCGTCAAAACGGAAATATTCATCATTGATATTAAAGTCCCCGAATTGGCATTTCTGTGCAATTTCAGTGGGGGTGTAGCCTTCTAAATAGGTATCTAATTCATCCATATCAAACCATTCAAGCCAATCAAAATAACCATCATAAGAGTTTACGTCTGTAACCACACTAATGAGGTCATCCGTATCACATTCGTTGATGTACTTCCAGATAGCGTCATTTCTTTTAAATTTTGTCATAATAAATTACCTCTTTTCTTTAACTGTTGGCTTGTCTCATCAGTAGGACGGTAGCCATCCGTTCCTAGACACGAGGTTTTAACCCCGTGTTTCGACAGCGTTCACATAGTCACGCCATGCTTTTCGTTCTATCCCTTCACAGATATAATCAAGGACGATATTTCTTTCGACCCTATCGGCAATTTGAATAGAGAGTAAAATCCTTAAAATATGCCGCTGGTTAAACCAATCGTCGTTGGCATTTTCTAATCTATCTAAATTGTTTTCTAGATAGATGTAAGTTTGTATTAAACCCATTTCATCCATAATTGCTAAAATTTGTTCTTGTAATCTTTCTTCTAACATATTGACCTCTCTTTCTGTATATCAATGGATATACACACTAGTTAAAAAATTTTAGGGGATTGTGTTTCTTGTGTTCCCCTTTCGTTGTGTATAGTATATCAATGGATATACCTTTTGTCAAGCATTTTTTCAAAATATCTTTAAAAAGACACACAAACCCGCATAACTACGCCATTTATTATAGACACACACTGTTTTCTATGGTATGATATGTATATCAAAAGACACACATATATAAGATAAGAAAGGAAGTGCTAAATATGACGAAAGCAGATGATAAGCACAAAGATGTAATGATTCAAGTAAGAGTGCCTAAAGAAGTACGTGACGAGTTTAGACAGCTAGTGGATAAAAAAGCACAGACACAAGCTAAAGTAATTAGACAGTTAATAGAAAGATACATACAAGATAATAAATAAAGATACAAAAGGCCCTATACAAGCTTAAATGCTCATATAGGGCCTTTATTATCGGTGTATGATTATATTTTAAAAGGTTAAAGCAATACAGACGACACACACGATACAGGAAACTAAAGCGATCGTTAGTGGTTTTATTTCTCTATACGTATAAGCAGACATTGCATGTACAGCACACAAGCTGAAAATCATTAAAAGTATACATCTTACATTATTGAGTAATGATTGTGTGTCTATAATATTATAAATTATTAATCCTATTACTCCTAAAATAAATAAACCTATCATTCCAACACTCCTTTTATAATATTTTATATCCTGATCATATCATATCATAAATAGCTTTGTGTGTCTTGTGTCTGCTCATCGTACCTATTAGATACTATACAGTGTGATTGTATCGGACACTACAAAGGTACTAAGAGAGTCTAAGAGGTACTAAGAGAGTCTAAGAGAGTCTAAGCGGTACTTTAAAGATACCAACAGATGACAGAACACATGTAAAACCACGATTGAACAAAATTTCAAAAAACAACAGATACCTCTGCACAACCATCCAACACCCATGAACATATGAACAACCATTCATATATAAAATAAAACAGATGCTCGATAAAAACTCCTACATACTTACACGCTTCCGTGTGTACCATATAAAAACCATATGTAAACACACATTTACAAACACTTGATAAGCACGTATGATACAGGTAGAGCTTGATAGTAAGCGATGTAGGATATTATAGATTGATAATAGCCGATACAATAATGACTTGCTAGGTTGCCATGGTGTGCAATAAGAGCGGAAATGAGTGAACAATGGCTATAGGTACTGTAAAAGCACGGAGTGGCCAAAACGAAGGCCATACGGGGGAAAACGGAATCGGAAGCCCGACACGTAAGGCCTTACAGATTTTTTAGAATTTTCAAAGTCCGAAGCGTATCTAAGCACTTCCAAGCGTACTCGAAAGGAGAAGACACACAATGCCAAGAACACGACAAAGACGCAATAAGGGAGAAGGTTCAATAACCAAGACACCAAATGGAAAGTACAAAGCAACCATTACGATTGGAGTTGGAATTGATGGTAAGCAAAAGAGAAAGTCGGTAACAAGAGACACCAAGCGAGAAGTAATAGACGCCATCACGGAGCTAAGACACAAATATAACATAGGTGATGTATCAAAAGTGGTGTCTAAGAGCGTCAAGGACGTTTGCGATGAATTTTTAGACATCAAGGAGCAAGCTGTGTCTTTAGCTACCTTTAAATCGTATAGGACACACATTAATGCCTTTAAAGAAGTATTTGGGGGTATGATGATAGAGAATGTAACAAAGACCATGATCGAAGATTATTATAAATCATTGATAAACAGTCCACATCATTATAAATCATCATCCCTGCGGACGAAAAAGACAGTGTTGTCTTCCCTATTCAACGAAGCGAAGCGTGCGGGATATATAAAGGACAACGTATGGGATACTGCGAATATACAACTAAAGCGTGTCTTACCCAAAGCGGCCACTATGGTTCTCCCGACACCTGAGCAGTTCCAAAAGCTCTTAGAGGAAGCGGAAAAGTATGCTCATTGGTATTATGTACTCCTCTATCTGGCTTCTGTTACTGGAATGAGACGAGGAGAGCTATTAGGACTTAAATGGAAATGTGTGGATAAAGACACCAAGACCATCACCATCAATAATCAATTAAATATAGAAGGTGTCGACAGTCCGTTAAAGACGCCTGCATCCTATAGGACAATTTATGTAACCCCAAAGGCATTTGAGGCTTTAGACACCCTACCTAATAAAAGTCCCTATGTCTTTTCAAGGGACAATGGGATGTTTCGACCTGTATCGGTGTCATGGCTACAGGAGATTAATGCTGTTGTCTTTAAGGCCGCTCATATGCCAAAAGGATTTACATTTCATGACATAAGACACTATCATGCCACCCAGCTTTTAAGACACGGTATAAATCCAAAGGTGGTGAGCAGGAGATTAGGACACACATCTGTGGTTACAACACTCAATCTGTACTTTAATTATCTTCCCAGCATGGACGAGGAAGCAAGCACAATATTAGATGAATGA